CAAAGCATACACCCAAAAGGGTGTTTTGCTCTATATTCCTCCATAGCTCAGTCGGTAGTGCGAGTGTACTGAAAAGTACCTGACATTATTACTTAGTTTGAGGAAAAATTAGGAAAGTTGTTTAAATCCACTACCGGGGATTTAAGTAACAAAAAAGATTGTTCTTTATGCAATCTGAACAAAAATCTTTGAGTAAAATCAAAGAAAATAGTATATTCCTCCATAGCTCAGTCGGTAGAGCGCATGACTGTTAATCATGATGTCACTGGTTCGAGCCCAGTTGGGGGAGCCACGAAGAAAGTCAGTAATTAAGCCAAAAACGGCTTGTTTACTGGCTTTTTGCTTTGTTTACAACATTTTTGAATTTTAAAAATATTTACCTCTTTTTATACCTTTTGATGTGTTATACTACAGATAAACTACAGATTTTTTACAATAAAAACCGCCCGAAATGTAATCGGACGGCTTATTTTATGCCAGCAATTTGATTGCATTGTAAAGAGTGTCAACTTCTTGAATAATGTAGTGGTCAATGTCAACCTTGTAATCTGTATGGCCCATAAGTGCGATAATATCTTCTTCCCTCGCACCTGCCGCTGACATACGAGTTGAAAAGGTTCTGCGGCAGGAATGCGGAGTAAACTCATCGCCTAAGCCAAGCGCTTGCATTGCCGGACGAAAACCGTATTTCAAGAAATAATCCTTGTTCATCGCTTTGCCAAACTCTGAACCTTCGTGTGTTCGGCAGAAGATTGTTTCGCCTTTATTATTTATGCAATTCTCTACCAATTTTAAAATTTTTGGGTGAATAGGGATAACACGATTTTTGCCGGCATCTGACTTTATGCCCGCAATAAAGTAAGGTATTCCTTGCTCACTTACATGGTATTGGTCAGTTGTAAGTGACAAAAACTCGGTTACTCTGAAATTGAGGTAGCACATAATATAAACATAATCAGCATAAGGCACTTTACCTATGTTTTGTCTGATAAGCTCTAACTGCACATCGGTGAAGCGTGTAGCGTTTACCTCTTCGGGTTCCGGAAGTTCGATAAATGTGCCGTAGTCTTTATTTACAATATCCTCTTGCATCGCAAAATTGTAAAGACTTGTGACAAAACATTTAATCTTATGTAGAGCCGAGTATCCTAAGCCTTGACAGATTTTCGGTGTGCTTGTGATTTTATAGGTACCGTTGCCATTGGGCAGAAGATATTTCAGCTTGCCACCTGCGCCGACCTCGTGATGTGGGTTGTCATAATAATCAACGATGTATTGATAGTCTGATGTGCGTAAATCCCTAAATTTACGCTTATACAAGGGCTTTAGCTTGATATAAGCGCTTGCGTAGTTGCTTTTTACGCTGTCACCAAGTTTTTTATATGCTTTAGTTTTTACCCATTTATCGTGTAATTGCTCAAGTGTCATGTTAAAGCCATTGACGGGATTGTACTCATAATCTTTGAGTGCGTTTTCTGCCTCTCGCTTTGTGGCGAAAGTTCCCAAATATACTTGTTTCCCTGTGACAGAGCTTGCAGCGGCATACGGTTTTGATTTGCTGTCTTTGCGAATGTAAATGCTTCCTGTACCCTTTGTTCGCCGTCTGTTTTTTGGCTTGTCGGCTGATTGATTTTTACCGCAGTAAGGACAATACGAAAAATCGTCCTGCAAATCTCTGTTACATCGCCGATTTATACATTTTTTCATTTTCAACGCTCCTAAAAAAGGGCGCAAAAATCCCCTGCAAGATATTGTAATTTTCGCAGGGGTGTGGTACAATATACTTGCTGATTAAAGTACCATCGCACCCTTGTGTAGTGGTTTCCGCTTCGACTTGCGCCAACAAGTCGGGGCGGTTTTTATTTTGTTTATAAACTGAATTGATGATTATTATTCATCTTCATCATCAATACTAAAATCACTTGTGTATATTTCTTCAGATGACTGTGATTGTCTAAATTCTTCTGCAAGCATTGTTTTATTAAATTCTGCTGTTGGTTCAATCTCATTAACAAGTAGTTCAAGTTCATCAATTGTTGTATAGAAAAATTCTTTCCGCATATTGACTTTGTTTACTCGTTTGTTATTAAGAATGGTATGCAATTTATTTTCCAGTCCAACTGCATCTTCTGAAAAAATAAAACTATGTACATCAAATTTAAAAGGCACAGAAGCATCGCTAAGTTCGTTTACTCGGTCTTGCGGATTTATTCTTCTTGTCATGCCAACCTTAAAGACATTGTTACCGAAAGAGCCGAGATTACTAATAATATAAACATTGCCGGCTCTACCGTTTTGAAGTTTTATTACGCTGTCTTTCTTAATAATAACATCAGAGAGTTTGGCTTGCAGTTCAAGAATTTTATCGTTAAGGGCTTTTTGCTCTTCTTCTGCAGCTGATAACAATTGAGCTTTGATTTTATCAATTTCATTATTATATTTTAATTCTTCATTTTCAATTTTTTTCTTTTCTTGCTCTAAGGCTTTGCGTTCCTCGGCTTCTTGTCGCATTTGTTCTCGCAATGCGAGTTGTTCTTGACGAGCCTGCTCTTTTTTTACATAGTAGTTATATTCTATTTTGACTGCATTAATAAACAGATATTCAATTTCACCAATAAATTTTGTGAGCGTTCCTGCGATATTTTGATTACCTTGTGCGGCAACAGCTAAGTATTTTTGAGTAACATCTTTAACTTGCTCAATGCCTTTATCAAGTTTTTCAAATTTTAAATTGTACAAAATATTTTGTAATTCTGCTCGTAAAGCAATAACCATTAATTCATAAATTGATTTGTTAGCTTTTGTTGTGTATCGTTTTCTATATTGCTGTAAAATTTTTTCAATCTGCTTATCATTTTCACGAAATGCTTTTCGTAAAGATTTTACATCCATATAATGAAGTTTAAGAATTACAGAAGGTGATAACTCTTCTAACTCCTCCAACTCTGTTGATGAAAGTTTCAAAGCAGCTAATTCAGGTTCGTAATCAAAAAAATGTTCTATAGAGTACGACACGCTTTTGTAAACTTCTTTTGACTTATTAAGTTTATTATTAGCAGATTTTAATTTCTTATTAACATCAGCTAAATAAGATTCTGATATTTCTATTTGTGAATTTACTTTTTCTTCGTGTAATTTAAATTCATTGTCGAAATGCTCTATTTTGCTTTTGTATTGATTTTCGACATTATCCCGTTTTTTTGATAGCTCCTCGATTTCAAATCGTTTTTGTTTTGCTTCGGTATTCAACGAAGTTATTTTATTTTGAACATCTTTATAGTCATCGTAACGCAGTTCGGATAACTTAAGTGTTAAATCGGATATCTGCTTATTCAACAACTCATTATCCGATTTTAACTGAATAATTTCTTGTTTGAAATTTGATATCTTGAAAATATCTAAAAACCCCATTATCAACTCTCCTCTTTTCGATATATACATTGACAAAATATATATCATATACTAAAATAATATTAGAGAGGTTCAGACTTCTCACTATTCCTATTTTGCCTACCATAGTTGCCGCTATGGTAGGCTTTTTCTTTTGTTTATAAATTCTGCAAATTGCTCTTTTACCTGTTTTTCAAGGGGATGCAGATAAAAAGCGTTTCTGCGTTCGAGTTCTGCCATTCGCTCAGCCCTGTAGGTTGCCGCCTCAAGGCTAATATTACATAAGTCTGAAATCGCAGCGGCGTTTGTTGCGTGTAGCTCATGGAGTACACAAGCGGGTGCGAGCAAATCCCGAGCAAACACATTTGCTGAATGTTCGGCATCGTCGGTCGTTACAAAGCCGTTGCCGTTTTTGCGGAACAAATGACCTAAAAAGATATGCCCGAGTTCGTGCGCAATTGTAAATCTACAACGCTGAGGAGATTGCTCATCAGCATAGACGATATACAGCTTATCATTTTGCATAAGCGTTGTACCGCTCTCGTTTTGGGCTAGCAGATTGACCACCGAATTTCTAAGCAAAGTGATGTCGGCTTGTTTGGCTATTCGGCTCACCTTAACAGGCAAGCTGTTTACTTTGTAGTCGATTAGACATTGCCAAGAGGCATTGCGTGCATTTTTATATTGTCCATAATTCAAATCTTACCACCTCATAGGTATTGTAACCTATGGGGTGTTTTTTATTATGTACTTATAAATCTGTATCGTCAGGCTCAAACTTACTAAGATCAGGTAAATTTACTATTTCGATAGGCTGATTGTTGCCGTCACTTCGTGCGGCTTTTACGGTTGGTATTAGATTATTGTTTAAAGACGACACCAAGTCAGCTTGATTTATACATCTTCTATATTCAATATCTAATATTTTATCAACTACTTCTTGACCATAGTTGTCAAGTGCACGGTATTTTTTTATTAAACCTTTTTCTGTTCCAGTAAATTCAGAAACTTGTTTTGTATGAACTTTATTTATTAAATCACTAAAATTTATTCCATATATATTACACAATGAAACAAGAGATTCTATGTCAATTTTGCTTTTCGCTCTTTCCCAACTACTTATGTTAGCAGCTGAGCATCCGATAAGTTCTGCAACTTCAGATTGCTTCATATCAATCGACTCTCTTGCTCCTTTTAATAGATTACCTAAATGAGTATAATCAAATATCATTTGAATAACCTCCTCTTTGAGTTTATTATACAAGCGAAATTTGAAAAAGTCAATTATTTTTTAAAGAAAAATCAAAAATAATTTGAAAAAACCGTTGACAATCAAATCAAATTTGTATATAATCAAATTGTAATCAAATTTAATTTGAAAAGAGGTGAAAAAAATGAATTTGTATTTAGCTATCGGGTCGTATCTTGAGAATAACGGCATCACGCAAACATATTTATCAGAACGTTCAGGGATGACAACCAATGCACTTAACTTATCGTTAAAAGGTAAACGCAAACTCACAGCCGATGAATATATCAAAATTTGTGATGCTTTAAAAGTCCCTTACGATTTGTTTGTGAAAAAATTGTGAACAGCTTAACGAAAGGAATGATAAAAATGGATTTAAAGCCTTGTCCGTTTTGCGGTAGCAAGGTAACAGTTGAGAATATAAGCCATAAAGACGCTGACGAGGAGATGTATATGTTTGAGTGCACTAATGATAATTGTGCCTCGGCTACCTGTTTTGGTGATTACAGCACCGACAGAGCAACTGCTATCAAAAATTGGAATAAGCGTGTTGCACAGTGCATCACGAATGCAAAAATCGGCACTTGTACGATCAATATAGATTTGAGGTGATTAAATGAATGACAAAATCCTTATCAACCCTAAAACAAATCAGGAGTACAGAGATGTACCGCCGACCGTGGCGGCTGAATATCTCGGAGTTGCTCTCAATTATGTTTATGAAGGCTTAAAAAAACAAACCCTGCCTATCGGTTCAGCCGTACAGAGCGACAAAGGGCGTTGGAGCTATAACATACCGATTGACCGGCTAAAGACCTATGCAAGCGGTGCAGATATATCATTGCTTACCGCCCTGCTCAACAAATTACTCGGCAGCGGAAATACAATCAACGAAAGGACGGCGTAAAAATGATAAATTCGCCGTGCTACGGCTGTCAGATACGAACAACAAGATGTCACACAGATTGTGAAAAATATCTTGAATACAAATCAAAGTGTGACAATCGCCGAGCCGAACGCTCTAAGAATTATGACTTTTTTAATTACATCAGTCATAAAATCGACATCCATACGAGATGTCGAAAATCAAATAAATGAAAGAATAGGTGAATATATGGAAATCATTGCAAATAACCGTGCAAATAACCGTGAATATATCGCTTTTAAAGACTTGAAAAAAGGCGATATTTTTGTATTAGCCTCAGATGGCAAATGGTACATAAAAAACAACGATTTTTATGCAGTACGACTTTCAGACGGCGAAACCGTTGAACCGATACTTTATTTCACACTTTGCGAAGTCAAAGATTGCATGCTCGTAGAAAGAGAAATCTATACAGCATTAACTGAAAAGGAGTGTAACAAATGTGGTTAAGAAACTATCCGACACGCAGAAAACTGCTCAAAGATGTGGAAAACCTCAGAGCAGAGAACAGACATCTCAGCATTGAACTGAGAAACGCAAGAACAGACCTTGCACTTGAAAAAACAGCGTCAAGCGGTTATCGTCACGAGAACCGAGTGCTAAAACGCAAGCTCAAAGCCCTTGAAACGCCTGAATCCGAATCCTTCGGTTTTGAATGTGTGGGGGTTTCAAATGTCAACTGAAAAAGAAAAATCCGCTGACGGTACTGCAATACCGACAACGGACAAAGAAAAACATCTTAATTAAATGATAGACAATTTTAAGCGAATTGTCAAGGAGGACTTTAATATGTCAGTAAAAATATCAGCTTTTGAAATCGAAAATGTAAAAAGAGTAAAGGCGGTTGCTTATGAACCGACCGAAAACGGACTTACCGTGTTGGGCGGTAAAAACGGACAGGGCAAGACATCTGTTCTTGACGCAATTGCGTGGGCTCTCGGCGGTAATCGTTTTGCTCCGTCTGCTCCGTACCGTGAGGGTTCGACAATTCCGCCACACCTCAAAATCAAGCTCTCAAACGGTATTGTTGTGGAGCGTAGCGGTAAGAACAGCAGTCTTAAAGTAATTGACACCGCAGGCAACAAAGGCGGGCAGGCTTTGCTTGACGCATTTGTCAGTAACTTTGCTCTTGACCTGCCGAAATTTATGAATGCAACCGGCAAGGAAAAGGCTGACACGCTCCTGCAGATTATCGGTGTGGGCAACAGAGTTTACGAGCTTGAAACGCAGGAAACACATGTATATAATGAGCGCCGTGCTATCGGTCAGATTGCAGACCAAAAGAAAAAGTTTGCCGCCGAAATGCCCGAATACGAAGGCATGCCGAACGAACCTGTATCAGCCTCTGAACTTATCAATAAACAGCAGGAAATTCTTGCACGCAACGGTGAAAATAACCGTCTGAGAGCAGAAAAAGATAACCTTGAAAGCCGTGCCAACAATTTGCAGAGCGAAATCAACAGGCTTAACGAGGATTTGAGAAAATACAATTCTGAGCTTACAAAAGTGCTTGCACAGCTTGAACAGAGCAGAAAGACCGTCGCCAAACTGCACGATGAAAGCACGGCAGAGCTTGAAAGAAACATTACCGAGATTGATGAAATTAACCGCAAAGTCAGAGCAAACCTCGATAAAGCGAAAGCTGATGAGGACGCAAAGGAATATTACGGCAAGTACGCCGATATGACGGCACAGCTTGAAAAAATCCGCAAAACAAAATATGACTTGCTCAACAACGCAAATTTACCCCTTGACGGCTTATCGGTTGAAAAGGGCGAGCTTACATATAACGGTTTTAAGTGGGACAATATGAGCGGTTCTGAACAGCTTCGTGTCGCTACGGCAATTGTACGCAAACTCAATCCCGAATGCGGATTTGTCTTGCTTGACAAGCTCGAACAAATGGACACCGACACACTCAAAGACTTTGCAAAATGGCTTGAATCAGAGGGACTGCAGGCTATTGCAACAAGAGTTTCAAACGGTGATGAATGTTCAATTATCATTGAGGACGGTTATATTAAGTCCGAAACAACCGCACCTGTTACAACACCGACTTGGACAGAAGGAGAGTTTTAATTATGGCTACAAGAACTACAGCTAAAACAACAGCAAAAACAAATACAAACGAATGTGTAATCAAATGCAATCCGCACAGAGAGCTTGCCTGCGGTTATACCAAGGTCAAGATTATGCCTGAAAACTATTCAAGAATTGTTTTGATTGCAGGTATGACAGGCAAGTCAATACAGGATCTGACAAACGAACTGCTCAACTACGCAATCGACTATGTTGTCATTGATGTTGACGGCAATAAAATCAATTTTTCAGATGTACAGGGGGTAAGATAAATGAACATTACAAGAGGTAAAATCAAGTCGGCTCAAAAGGTTGTAATTTACGGTCCCGAGGGTATCGGCAAGTCAACTTTTGCTTCGCAGTTTCCGAACCCTCTGTTTATCGACACGGAGGGCAGCACAAAAAACCTTGATGTTGCGAGAATGGATAAGCCGACATCGTGGACTATGCTCAAAAGTCAGCTTGAATATATCAAAAGCAATCCGACTGTATGCAAGACGGTTGTTATTGATACAATCGACTGGGCAGAACAGCTTTGTATTGATGATATTTGCTCAAAGTACGGCAAAAAAGGTATTGAAGATTTCGGTTACGGAAACGGATATGTTTACGAAAAAGAGGAGTTCGGCAGATTTTTGAACAGCCTTGAAGATTTGATTGACAGAGGTATCAATGTTGTGCTTACCGCACACGCACAGCTCCGCAAGTTTTCACAGCCTGATGAAATCGGCGAGTATGACCGTTGGGAGCTGAAACTCGGCAAAAAGACTGCTTCACAGATTTCTCCGCTTGTAAAAGAATGGGCGGATATGGTGCTTTTTGCAAATTATAAAACAGTAGCGGTAGCGACCGACAAAGACGGCAGAAAGTACAAGGCACAGGGCGGAGGGAGAGTGATGTACACGCTCCATCACCCTTGTTGGGATGCAAAGAACCGTCATGGACTGCCCGAAGAAATGGACTTTAGCTATGCAGGCATTGCCCATATTTTTAGTGATGTTGCACCTGTAAATAACGCTCCTGTTCCGCAGAATCCGATATCTCAGCCGCCTAAGGCAGAGCCTGTGCCACAGCCCGTGCCACAACCTACGCAGATTGAAAAAGTTCCCGAGCCTGTACCGCTGTCAACACTTCAGATACAGAATGATAAATCTGTCAATATTCCCGAGGGCATACCGAAAGCTCTTGCCGACCTTATGAGAGCTAACGGAGTTGACGAAAGCGAAATCAGACAGGCGGTGTTTACACAGGGACACTACCCTTATGATACACCGATTACAAACTATGACCCACGATTTATTAACGGTTGCCTTGTGGGGGCGTGGAATAAGGTGTTTGAAGTGATACAGAGCAACCGTGACTTACCGTTTGAATAAGAAAGGAAGATGTATAAATGGATAGAGAATTTGGTTGGAACGACGAAATAACCGAAGAGGGCGGAAATTATGAACCGCTCCCCGATGGTGATTATGATTTTACAGTAGCAAAGGTTGAGCGTGCTCGCTCACAGGGTAAAGGCAAACTGCCGCCGTGCAATATGGCAAAGGTGACTTTTGATGTGTGGGGAGCAGATGACAAGCGAGAAATTACAGTTAATTTCGTACTGCACTCCTCACTTGAATGGAAATTGTCACAGCTCTTTTTATCCGTGTCAATGAAAAAACACGGCGAACCGCTCCGTATGGACTGGACAGGCATTATCGGCAAGAAAGGTAAATGTCAGGTTATCATCCGCAAATATGTGAAGAATGACGGCACAGAGGGCGTAACAAATGACATCAAGTATTTCTATGCCTACGATGAGCAGGTGACAACGATATCGCCTGCCGTAGCACAGTCTGCACCTCAGCAGTATGTACAGCCTACATATCCGCCACAGTATAACACACAGCCTGCGATGCCGAATAACTGGACACCGGGTAGCTTTTAATGCAACTTCGACCGTATCAGAATGAAGCAAAGAATGCCGTTTTCTCCGAGTGGGAAAGCGGCAATTTAAAAACATTACTTGTCTTGCCTACAGGCTGTGGCAAGACGATAGTTTTTGCAAAAATCACCGAAGAATGTGTCCGCCGAGGTGACAGGGTGCTGATACTTGCCCACCGTGGAGAATTGCTCAACCAAGCGGCAGACAAAATCAAAAAAGCAACAGGACTTAATTCGTCGGTTGAAAAAGCCGAGCAAAGTTGCATAGGTTCGTGGAACAGGGTTGTTGTAGGCTCTGTACAGACGCTTATGCGTGAGAAAAGGCTGTCAAACTTTGATAGCGATTATTTTGACACAATCATCATTGATGAAGCACATCACTCAATCAGCGACAGCTATCAGCGTGTGCTTGAGCATTTTGACAATGCAAAAGTGTTGGGTGTTACCGCAACACCCGACCGAGGAGATATGAAAAATTTAGGAACAGTATTTGATTCGCTTGCGTATGAATACACACTCCCTAAGGCTATCAAAGAGGGGTATCTGTCACCGATTAAAGCTGTGACAATACCGCTTACACTTGACCTTTCGGGAGTTGCCACACAGGCAGGAGATTTTAAAGCAAGCGACATTGACACGGCACTTGATCCGTATCTTTATCAGATTGCCGAAGAAATGAAAAAATACTGTAAGAACCGTAAAACTGTTGTGTTTTTACCACTTGTAAAAACATCGCAGAAATTTAAAGACATTTTGAACGAAAAAGGCTTTAAAGCGGCAGAGGTAAACGGTAACAGTGAGGACAGAGCAGAGATATTGCAGGACTTTGAAAACGATAAATACAATGTCTTGTGTAACTCAATGCTTTTAACCGAGGGTTGGGACTGCCCAAGTGTTGACTGCGTTGTTGTTTTAAGACCTACAAAGGTGCGTGGGCTTTACTGCCAAATGGTCGGCAGAGGTACAAGACTTGCTCCAAACAAGACGGAGCTTTTGCTGCTCGACTTTTTGTGGCACACCGAAAGGCACGAACTTTGCAGACCTGCACATCTCATTTGCGACAACGAAGAAGTCGCACAAAAAATGACCGAAAACTTATCAGAACAGGCAGGCTGTCCGATTGACATTGAAGAAGCAGAGGAAAAAGCAAGTGAAGATGTTGTTGCTCAGCGTGAAGAGGCGCTTGCAAATCAGCTTACGGAAATGCGAACACGCAAACGCAAACTTGTAGATCCACTGCAGTACGAAATGTCAATTCAGGCGCAGGACCTTGCAGGATATGTTCCGGCATTCGGCTGGGAGTGTTCTCCGCCTACAGACAAACAGAAAGCAAAACTTGAAAAGCTCGGAATATTCCCCGATGAAATCCAGAGTGCCGGCAAAGCAAAACTTATTCTTGACAGGCTCGAAAAGCGAAGAATTGAGGGCTTAACCACACCTAAACAAATCCGTATGCTTGAAAGCAGAGGTTTTCAGCACGTGGGCAAATGGCAGTTTGACGAAGCGTCAGCCTTGATTTCAAGGATTGCCGCAAACGGTTGGAGAACTCCGAAAAACATTAACCCGAAAACATATGTACCGCAAAGCGAGGTGAATACGGTTGGACTTACTTAATGCACTTAAATACATCAGTCCGTCAGAGCTCGACTACCAAGACTGGGTAAATGTCGGAATGGCACTCAAACAAGAGGGGTACAGCGTAAGGGACTGGGACGATTGGAGCAGAGCAGACAACCGCTATCACAACGGTGAGTGCGAAAAGAAATGGCAGAGCTTTAACGGCTCTGCTTCACCTGTCACAGCAGGCACGATAATCCAAATGGCTAAAGACAGGGGGATGACTTTTCGTGAATCGAAAGAACTCGGCTGGAATGATGAAATTGCTTTTGAACAACAGGGCGATATCGGAGTAACAGCCTGTGAGGGTGTAAAGTTTCACGAGCCTGCAAACTGGAATCCTGTGAACGAAATTGTAACCTACCTTGAAACCCTCTTTGACAGCTCCGAAAATGTTGGCTATGTAACCGAAACTTGGGAGAAGAACGATAACGGCAAGGTTAAATATCTGCCTACAAAGGGCAGTTGTGACCGTACGGCAGGTGAGCTTATTGCCGCCCTCAACAATTGTGACGGTGATATATCAAATGTATTCGGTGATTACAAACCCGAGGCAGGAGCGTGGATAAGGTTCAATCCATTGGATGGTAAGGGTGTTAAAAACGAGAATGTAACCGATTATCGTTATGCTCTCGTGGAATCTGACTGTATGGCTCTTGAAGAACAAAATGCAATCATCAGAGAGCTTGAGCTGCCTGCTGCGGTGCTTGTTTATTCGGGCGGAAAATCAGTCCACGCTATAGTTAAGATTGATGCCGCAAACTATGACGAATACCGCAAAAGGGTTGATTATCTCTACAATGTGTGCAATAAGAACGGCTTTGAAATCGACAAGCAGAACCGCAATCCGTCAAGATTGAGCCGTATGCCCGGTGTTATCCGCAACGGCAAAAAGCAGTTTATCATTGACACAAACATCGGTAAATCAGACTTTGCCGAGTGGAAAGACTGGGTGGAAAGTATCAACGATGACTTACCTGATCTTGACAACCTTGCAGATTTTTTTGAAAATCCTCCTGAACTTGCTCCGCCTCTGATTGAGGGAGTATTGCGACAGGGGCATAAAATGCTCCTCGGTGGACCCTCAAAAGCAGGTAAGTCATTTGGTCTTATCGAATTGTGTATTGCGATTGCAGAGGAAACAGAATGGTTCGGCTTTAAGTGTGCGCAGGGCAATGTCTTGTATGTGAATCTTGAGCTTGACCGTGCGTCCTGCTTTCATCGCTTTAAAGATGTGTATGAAGCATTAGGACTTGAACCAAAAAACTTAAACAGAATTGATATATGGAACTTGCGTGGTAAGTCCGTACCTATGGATAAGCTCGCCCCTATGCTCATACGCAGAGCTTTAAAAGGCAACTTTATTGCCGTAGTAATTGACCCGATATACAAAGTTATTACAGGCGATGAGAACAGCGCAGACCAAATGGCACACTTTTGCAACCAGTTTGACAAGGTATGTACCGAAATCGGTTGTGCGGTAATTTATTGTCACCACCATTCAAAAGGTGCTCAGGGCGGTAAAAAGTCAATGGACAGAGTTTCGGGTTCGGGTGTTTTCGCTCGTGACCCCGATGCACTCCTTGACCTTACAAGGCTTGAAATCAGCGAAGATTTGATGAAGCAGCAAAAGGATGAAAGAACCTGTAAAATCTGCAAAGACTGGATAGGTCGTTTCAACAAAATCAGTGAAGTGTGTTCGCAGGATGATTTGGTAACGGCAAATAATATGATCGACATCGCACGCAAAACGCTTCCTGAACAGTCTTTTAAGCTGATGATGTCAGATGTTGCCCGTGCCGAAAAAACCGTAAAAGGGATGTCAGCGTGGAGAATAGAAGGTACTCTGCGAGAGTTTCCGGCATTTGATGCACTTAACCTTTGGTTTGACTATCCGATACACAAATCAGATACAACAGGCGTGTTGAAAGACTGTAATTTTGAGGGCGATTTTAACATCAAAGGCTCGCCCTACAAGAAGAATTTTAGCAAGAAAAAAAGTGAATCGGAACGCAAGCAGGAACAAAACAATGCCCTCGAAACAGCGTTTAGCGGTGCTGAGGAAAACGGTCAGGCAAATGTAGCTGACTTAGCAGAATATATGGGAAAGTCCGAAAAAACGGTCAGACGATACATAAAAGAGCACGGCGGTTTTTGGATAGACGGCGGTGAAGTAGGACGAAAGGACACGGACAAAGTCGAATAATTTGTCTGTCTGTCCGAGGGACAAAGTCGATAAATTTTTGTCCTTGTCCGTGTCCCTAAGAGGGACAAAGTCGATAAAAAATCGAAAATGTCCCTCTCGGACAAGAACAGGGACAAAGTCGATAAATTATCGAGAATGTCCGAGGGACAGACAAATATATATACTACGTATATATAAACGGTGTCCGTTCCCTAAAGGTCACAGGGGTGAAGTAGTTGTGCGAAGCTTATGCACAACAACTCCTTCCCCTGACCTGTGACTAAAAGCAAAATTCAAAAATCAAAAGTAGCTTTAATGCTTTAAAGGAGTGAAATATTAAAAATGGAATTTTTCATGGCGATGATACCGCCGACCGTAACTGCACAGGAACATAAGGTTATGGTGAAAAACGGCAAACCTGTTTTTTACAATCCGCCCGAGGTGAAACAGGCAAGAGAAAAGCTCACATCACATTTAGCAAAATTTAAACCGTCAGAACCGTACAAGTCAGGTGTCAGGTTGATAACAAAGTGGTGCTTTCCTCGTGGTAAACATCAGGACGGCGAATATCGTATAACAAAGCCCGACACAGACAATCTGCAAAAAATGCTAAAAGACTGTATGACCGCTCTCGGCTTTTGGTCTGATGACGCACTTGTTGCAAGTGAGATATGTGAAAAGTTTTGGGCAGAGGTTTCGGGTATTTACATCAAGGTGGAAATGCTGTGAATATCTCAGAAGTTAAACGCAACCTTGAAAGAACCGTGCTGTACAATGGAGCAGAATACATTCTGAAAGGCTGTATCATCAGACGTAATACAACGGGTCGGTTTTACTATCAGGCAGAGCTTATGGACACCAAAGCCAAAAGCTCGTTGATTGTGACTGCACTTGATAAGATTGACGAAAGGAGAGAAAGCAGCGTTGAAAGCGAGAATACCGCCTAAAATCCCGAAACAGCTTAAACAGGAAGCTGAACGGATTGCAAAAAGCGCATACGAACAGATCCGAGAAAAAGAAAACAAAGACATCACACGCAGAGAGAAAGATGATGCAGAATTGTTCGTTGACAAGGCTGTCGAAAAGCAGATACCTATTTCCCCCTCGAACAAAGCCTACTGTCGCTCTTGCGGTTCTAAGCTTTTAGGGAACGAAAATTATTGTTCCAATTGCGGACAAAAGCTGAATTGGAAAGGGCAAGAATTCGATTTGCTCTTCGATGATTTGACTGATGAATTGAACTTAATTGAAATCGAAACATCCGTCCCCAAAGTGCTGATATATCCGAATCTCATCTATTTCAAACAGTAAAAAAGGAGAAAAAATGATGACAAACTTTGAAAAAATCAAACAGATGAGCGTTGAGAATATGGCGGAAATGTTGCTTGATGAAAGTAAAAAACATTTTACATACTGCAACCATTGTACATCTAGCAACCTTCGAATAGATTGCATACATGCAGTCAAAAAATGGCTTGAAAGTGAGGTGGATACGGATTGACGGTTAAAGATTATTTATATTCGGTCAGGGTTTCGGATAAGCTGATCAGAACGAAAGAACACGAGCTGTCAAAACTTAGGCTGAATATTGCACAGGTATCAGTTAAGCAGAATGAGCCTGTTAAGACATCGGGAGTGAATGACCCTATGCGGATTGTTGACAGGATTGCAGACCTTCAGGCTGAAATCAATCGGGAAATTGACAATCTTGTGCGGTTGAAAACTGAAATCCGCAGTAAAATCAACGCACTTGACGATTACCGTTACATTGCAATTTTGACCGAGTATTACATAAATTGTCAGAGGTGGGAGGATATTGCCGAGAGTATGGAAATGAGCGTAAGGCATACCCTGAGATTGCACGGCGAAGCGTTACAGGCGTTCCGAAAAAAGTTTGATTTCTCGTAAAATTATTTTGAAATGTCATTGAATGTCACCCTTACCCTGCGTATAATGGTATTATGAAAGTTTGACAAACAGGACATATGTAGAACTCTCCTAAGATAAAAAATCGCACAGACCGCTCTCATTTGAGGGCGGTTTTGTGTTGTGGGGGAAAATCAGATAAAAGAGGTGAGGTGATTGCCCAATGAGAAAAATTTAATACCATTTACATCTGACCAAAGCCGTGATGAAGCCGTGAAAAACGGAGCAAAGGGCGGTAGGGCTTCGGGCAAGTCACGCCGCCGTAAAAAGAGTATGAAACAGGTTATGGATATGTTACTTTCGCTGCCTGCCAACACTCCTGCCGACTGGAAAATGCTTATTGATATGGGAATTAATGTTGATGAGATTGACGAAGATTTGGTCAATAATTTGCTCGTTGTAAATGCAGCACTTCTCAAAAAGGCTAAAACAGGTGATGTTAATTCCATTAAAGAGTTAAGAAATATTATTCGTGACAATGTTTTTGAAAATCATAAAATCAAGCTCGACAATGCCTATCTCGACATTGAACGCAAAAAGGCTGAACCGCCAAAGAGTGACGGTTCGGAGTACAAAGGAATACCGGCTAATATGGTTGCACCGTCGTTTTCGTCGGTGCTTTTTGATATTGATGGTAAAGAACATTCGGAATATGTTTTCCCCGGCGGAAGAGGTTCAACAAAATCGTCTTTCGTCAGTCTGAATGTTATTGATTTGCTTATGAAGAACGAGGATATGCACGCCTGTATTTTTCGTCAGGTAGCCGACACTCTGCGCAGTTCGGTGTATCAGCAGATTTTGTGGTCAATCTCTGCTCTCGGTCTTGAAAACGAATTTAACTGTACCGTGTCACCTCTCGAAATCACGAGGGTAAGCACAGGGCAGAAAATATACTTCCGTGGAGCAGATGATCCGGGCAAGATTAAATCAATCAAAGTACCGTTCGGCTATATCGGCGTTGTGTGGCTTGAAGAACTTGACCAGTTCACGGGCGAGGAAGCTGTCAGAAAGATTGAACAGTCAGTGATTCGCGGCGGTGACACGGCTTTTAAATTTAAATCGTTCAACCCTCCGAAATCTGCACAGAACTGGGCGAACAAGTATATTAAAATTCCCCGTCAAGACAGGCTCGTTATTGAGAGTACATACCTTACAGTACCGTCAAAATGGCTCGGAAAGCCGTTTATAGATGACGCAGAGTTCCTGAAAGAAACAAACCCTACCGCCTATGAAAACGAGTATATGGGCATTGCTAACGGCACAGGCGGCAATGTATTTGATAATGTTGTTATTCGTGAGGTCACAGATGACGAAATTCAGACCTTTGACAGATTTTACAGAGGTGTTGACTGGGGCTGGTATCCTGATCCGTTTGCCTATGATTGTATGACTTATATTCCAAGTCAACACAAGCTCATTATTTTTGACGAGGAACATTGCAACAAAAAAAGTAACAGGGAAACAGCCGAATTGCTCAGAACTAAGCACGGAGTTACAAGCAATGATTTAATCACTTGCGACAGTGCAGAACAGAAGTCAGTCGGCGATTACAGGGCTGACGGTTTAATGGCTCGTTCGGCAGAAAAAGGACCCGGTTCGGTTGTTTACTCGATGAAGTGGTTGCAGTCTTTACGGGAGATTGTGATTGATAACACACGCTGTCCGCATACTGCACAGGAGTTTCTCGACTATGAATACGAGCGTGATAAGGACGGCAATGTTATCAGCGGTTATCCTGACAAACACAACCACCATATTGACGCTGTCAGATATGCCATGAACAGAGTATGGAAACGCAGAGGTGAATAATGGGACTTATAGATTTTTTGAAAGGAGTGTGGAGGCGAATGTTTCCGCTTGAAAATATTCGGCAGGCGCTTAATTTACGGCTTGCGATTACAGCAGAAATGCAAAAGGCTATCGGCATATGGCAAAACTGCTATGTTGGCAAAGCTCCGTGGCTTGATGAAAATGTCATCAGTTTGAGGCTTGAGCAGTCAATCACAAGGGAGTTTGCTAACATTACGCTTAACGAAATGACGGTGAACATCTCAAATGAAACGCTGTCAAAATTGTTTGAAACTGCAACCGAGGAGCTTAATCCGGAGTTACAGTCAGGTCTCGCGACCGGTGCAATGGTTATCAAGCCTTTGGGCGGTGACAGGGTACAATATATCTCGGCAAATGCTTTTGTGCCGATTGAGTTTGACACAAAGCACAGGCTTGTAAAGGTCATCTTCCCCGAATTTAAAAAAATTGGTGACAACTACTACACAAGGCTTGAATATCACAGCCTTGATAAGGACAAGGGCTTGACTGTTACTAACACGGCTTACCGTTCGTCATCATCCGAGGTTCTCGGTACTGAAATTCCTCTCGCTGTCATTGATGAGTGGGCAGACTTACCGCCTGCGGTCACATACCCCGCTATGAAAAGACCTGCGTTCGGTTATTTCAGAGTGCCGATTAAAAACACGGTTGACGGCTCATCATGCGGTATGTCGATTTTTGACAGCGGACTTGAAATCATTCAGAAAGCCGATATGCAATTCGGACGGCTTGACTGGGAATTTGAAAGCGGAGAGCGTGCAATTCATGTTGATTCTGCCGCATTAAAGGACGGCAAAGCCGACAGACTTAACAGGCGTTTGTACCGTGCCGTTGATGTGGATTTGGGTGACGAAGAACTATTCAAGGACTTTTCGCCTGCGTTCCGACAGTCCGACATTACGGACGGCTTGAATACATATCTGCGTATGATTGAATTTGCGGTCGGTCTTGCATACGGTGATCTTTCAAACCCCGAAACAGTTGCAAAGACTGCTACGGAGATTAAGTCGGCAAAGGACAGGAAGTACAACACCGTCACGGCAATTCAGAAGCAACTTCGCTATTGCCTTGATGACTTGGTGTATGCTCTTGCCTTTTACAATTCGCTGACAACAAGCGGCTATTCGTTTGTATGCGATTTCAAGGACAGTATTCTGACCGATGAAGAAACCGAACGCAAGCAGGATATTCAGGACTTAAACCTCGGCATCCTTCAAGCGTGGGAATACAGAATGAAATGGTATGGAGAGGACGAAAAGACAGCAAAAAAGAATCTTCCGCAGTCCTCTGAGGTTATCGAATAATGTTCACTCCGACTGAAATTGAGGCTTTGCCCTCGGCTATGGAACAGTTGTACCGCAGTTTACAGTTAAATATTATGTCCGACCTTATGGAGCGTTTGAAAGCTAACGGTGAGGAGATAACCTCTGCTGCCGATTGGCAGATAAACCGCTTGTATGAATTGGGCGTGAGTAAGGATGAAATAGACAGCCTTATTCAAAGCACGCTCAATGTGTCTGACGCTGAAATCGACAGAATCTATGATGAAGTCGTGAAATCGGGATATGCAAGAAACGAGGAGCTTTATAAAGGCAAGGGCAAAGAGTATATTTCTTATGCGGAAAATAAACAGCTGCAACAACTTGTAAAGGCGGTCAAAAATCAGACAAAATCGGAGTACAGGAACATTACAGGCTCACTCGGATTCGCCGTGAGAAATGCCGACAATACGCTGTCATTTACTCCGCTTGCGGACTTTTACCAACGCTCTCTTGACAACGGAGTTATGCAGATTGCAAGCGGTGCGGTTGATTATAACACCGTCCTTACAAAAGCGGTTAAAGCTATGACCGACAGCGGATTGCGTACCGTCGATTATGCAAGCGGTTGGAGCAATCGTGTTGATGTGGCGGCACGCAGGGCGTTGATGACAGGCTTTAATCAGGTTGTCACAAAGATCAACGAGGACAACGCCGAACAGCTCGGCACGGAATATTTCGAGGTCAGCTATCACCGTGGTGCAAGATCGACACATCAGGTGTGGCAGGGCAGAGTGTACAGCAAAAAGGAGCTTGAAACAGTCTGTGGTCTTGGTACAGTAACGGGTCTTTGCGGTGCGAACTGCTACCACAGCTATTCGCCGTTTATGAAAGGAATTGACACTCCGACATACAGCGAAGAAGAACTTGACCGTATGAACGAGGAAGAGAACACGCCGAAAGAATACAACGGCAGACAGTACACGGCATATGAAGCACAGCAAAGGCAAAGACGGCTTGAAACCGCAATGCGTGCCGACCGACAGAAGATTGAACTGCTCATACAGGGCGGTGCCGATGACGACACAATCACAGGCGCAAAGGTCAGATATTTTCAAAGGCAGGACGAATATGTAAAGTTTTCAAAAGCTATGGGACTTCCCGAACAATGGGAAAGAATAACCGTAAACGGCAAAAATGCTTTAGGCTCAAAACTCCCGAAAAAAGCAGGGAATGTCAACAAGATTTCGGGTGATACAGTCGAAAAATCCGTTGACTATATGTCAAAGAGTTTTAGACCTAAATTTTCTCCGCCAAGCTCAATTGATTTTAATAACAATTCTATTAAAATCAAGAAAGTTGAAAACAGTAAATTTGATATTGTTACTGACATTGAGAATACACGAAGAAACAAGGCGGTAAGACTTACCGAAAAATTACTTGATTCAATTAGTAATAATTTACCTGTTGAAATGGAATTACCGAAAGTAGCCGTAATTGATTTTGAAAAGAATAATTTCGGAATTGACGCAATAGGCGGTTATGACAAATCTACAGGCATTTTATACATCAATAGCAAGTATGATACCGAAAGTAAAATCATATCTTATGTGAACAAACAAAAAGATATGTTTGCAAACAAAACTGAATTTGCTCCACTACTTCACGAATTAGGTCACAAATACTATTACGACAGTATTAAAAATCTTGCAAAAGTCAAAAATATAGAGTATAATAAAGCAAAGGGTACTATTGATGAAAAGATTTTGTCTTATATCCAAAATAAAGGAATTAGCAAGAATTTAGATACATTAATTTCTGAATATGCGCAGTCGGGCTATGATAGGCATAAGTACACAGAAATAGTTGCAGAAGTTTTTACTGTTCCTGAAAAAGAACTTGCTTCTGACCTAATAAATTTGGTGGGTGAATAAGTTATGATGTTACATTTTACTGATGAGGAAAGAAAATTATACGATATTATACACGAAAAAAATGGTGTAAAAGCTACTGAAGACGAAAAGGAAAAAGCCTTAGAAAGATTTACAGAAATAGGCAGAGAAAAGTCCAAAAATAATCCGTTTCATCAAGACTAACCGCTCCGTAAAAAGGGCGGTTTTGTTGTTTAACTTGCCGAGAATATGTTCAGAGCAAGAAAAACGGCTTGTTCACGGCATTGCTTAACTTGCCTGCAACTTGCCGTAACCGAACTAAATACATCAAATCAGCACTTTGAGAAATCAGAGTGCTTTTTTATTGCATTTAAACCGGTCGAAATCGACCAGTTTAAAATATTGAAAAGGTGGTGACAGAATGAAAATCAGAGTAACAACAGCATTTAACGACAGGCAGAACGGCTATTTAACCCGACCTGTGAATGAAGTTTTTGAATGTTCCGAACAGAGAGCAAAGGAACTCATTGACGGCGGTTTTGCAGAAGAGGTCAAGTTTGACGCTCCCAAAAAGCCGAGAGCAAAAACAGTTAAAACAGAAAAAGCAGATTAAGCGCCCTTGCATTTGATTGCATAGGTGCTTTTATTTTACCCTGCCCGTAGGTTATAACGGCTGAATTTCTACCGCAGGCAAAGCGGAATACAAGCAATGCAGAAAGGATTTACTATGAAGAATATACACACACTTCTCTCCGAAATCGGTCTTACAGTTCCCGAAGATAAAAAGGTAGACTTTGAAAAAGCCTTTGCGGATAATTACAAAACCGTGTCAGAGGTTGAAAAGCTCCGCACATCGAGGGACAACTACAAGTCACAGCTTGAAACTGCACAGACTGCACTCAAAAAGTTTGAGGGTGTCAATGTGGACGAGCTCAAGGGCGAAATCAAAAAGCTCAACGGCGACCTTGCAACCAAAGAGAAGGAGTATCAGACAAGGATTGCGGATATGGAATTTAACTCAGTGCTTGACGGTGCAATTTCGGAAAGCGGTGCAAGAAACTCAAAGGCTGTCAAGGCTCTGCTTGACCTTGAAAACCTGAAAACATCTAAAAATCAGGCAGATGACATCAAAAAGGCTCTCGAACAGGTTAAGTCCGAAAACGGCTATATGTTCGGTTCTGACGAGCCTTTTCAGAATCCTGTCGGTGCAACCGATACAGGTAACGGCGGTACAGGCTCAAATCCGCTTGCGTCAATGCGTGCGGCTATGGGACTTTCTGCCGAAAAGAAATAATTTTATTAAATCTATGAGGTGATTTTATTATGGCAAACACAATTGCACTTTTTAAACAGTACACAGCGTTGCTTGATGAGGTCTATAAGCAGTCGGCACTCACAAGCAAAATTGACGGTGCGTCAGACCTTGCAACACAGGGCGCTAACGCAAACGAGCTTATCATTCCGATGCTCACAATGGACGGTCTTGCTGACTACTCACGCAACAGCGGTTATGTTGACGGCGATGTTGAGCTTACGAACGAAACTGTGAAATGTAACTTTGACCGTGGCAGAATGTTCACGGTTGACACAATAGACAACGCAGAAACGGCAGGCATTGCATTCGGCAGACTTTCGGGCGAGTTTATCCGCACAAAGGTTGTTCCCGAGCTTGACGCTTTCCGCTTTGCAAAGTATGCCGGTACAGGTGGTATTTCTTCCGTGAGTGCAACTCTCACAACAGGCGAAGAGGTTGTAAAGGCTCTCCGCACAGCCTCAACAAAAATGGATGAGGACGAAGTTCCTTTCGAGAACAGACACCTTTTCATCACATCACCGCTTTACGGTCTTGTGCAGGACCTTGACACAACAAAGTCAAGGGAGGTTCTCAGCCGTTTTGCAGATACCACACTTGTGCCGCAGTCAAGATTCTATACAGCAATTGAACAGCTTGACGGCACATCCTCAAGCAAGGAAAAAGGCGGTTACAAAAAGGCGACTTCGGGCAAGAATATCAACTTTATGATTATTCACGGCTCTGCTCCGATTCAGTTCACAAAGCACCTTGACACAAAGGTTATTGAGCCGTCAGTTAATCAGAGTTCTGACGGTTGGAAGTTTGGTTATCGCATGGTCGGTATTGCCGATGTTTACGAGAATAAAAAGGCAGGTATCTACTGCCATTCAGCTGTAGAGGCTTAAAGGAGTGTTACTATGACCGCTTATGCCGATGAAGGCTATTACATCTCTGAATATCTCTGTGGCAGAAAGGCGGTCATTGTTTCCGCCTTTGATTATTATGCACGTTCTGCAACCCTGCTCATTAAGGCATACACGGGCGAAAATATTGACGGGAACAATATTCCCGAAAGCGTAAAACTCTGCTGTTGTGAGCTTGCAGAGCTTGTATATAACGATGAAAAACAGACCGCAAATTCAGGAATTTCATCTGCAAGCGTCGGTGATGAATCCGTAAGCTATGTGTCCGAAGAAGAGCGTAAAACCGCCCATAAAAAGGCTGTCAGACACACAATTTACAAGTATCTTGCCGACACCGATTTGCTGTACAGAGGTGGTCTCAGATGATTATTACCCCTGAAAGCTCCTGCACAATCTACAGATTCAACGGCTCAGGCTATGACCGATATTTCATTCCCGAATGTCATTGGCAGGAGAACAAGGCTCGCAATGTGCTTAAAAGCGGAATGCAGAACGCTGACAGCGTGACGGTATATATCCCGATTGAATCCGCAGGGCTTTTGCCTGGCTTTTTAAAGCCGAGCGAAAACCTTTTTGCAGGTCAGCTATGCACCCCTCAGAACAGCGCACAGGACATTATTATTAATGGCGAGAGTAATTTCGCCTTTGATAATTCAAACCCTCAGAGCGTGTCACAGAGCCTTAAAACGCTAAAGCAAAAACACAGGTGCTATGCGGTTATGTCGATTGATGAAAAGCTCTACGGCGTAACCGATTTACAGCACATCAAAATTTCGGCGAGGTGATTGCATGAAGATTGTTCAACCGCCCGATTTTGTCATCAAGTCAAAAAACGGTACGGCAGGTTTTCTCTGGGATAAAAAGTTTGCAGTCCGCAAAAATGCCGATGTGTTAAAGGTGCAAAAGTATGTTGACAGCACGGTTTTACGATTGATAAAACCCTATACGCCGTTCAGAAACGGCGTGCTTGAAAAGTCGGCAACCCTCTCAACGGTTATAGGCTCGGGCGAAATTCATCAGAACACACCGTATGCGAGGTATCTCTACTACGGCAAGGTTTACGGTCCTAATATCCCGATTAAGGAAAACGGTGTTATTGTGGGCTATTTCAGCCCTAAAGGACAGAAGAAACACCCCACAGGTAAAATGCTTGTTTATTCTCGGGCAAAGCACCCTCTTGCCGGCAAGATGTGGTTTGAACGAATGAAAGCTGACCGTAAAAAAGAGATTTTACAGGGTGCTGCAAAAGTGGCAGGAGGTACGGCAGAATGAACATAATTGAACTTATGCAGAGCATTGTGATGAGCTTTCCAAAACTGAACGATGTCCTGCACATTGACTACACAACCCCCGACACCGACAGCTACGGCTTATCTCCGACAGGCGACACACTGATTAAATCCGATGTTCTCGGCAATCAGGAGCGACAGCACACATTCATCTTGTACGCTGTTTATCAGTCGGTTAATGACTATGACCGACTTGCCAACAGCGGACTTATTAACGAGTTACAGCTGTGGCTTGAAAAACAGGCAAAGGGGCAAACGCTGACCGTAACGGTTGGCGACAATGAGCTTGCAGGTACGCTCACAAAAATAACCTGTTCAAACGGTATGCTTTATGACATACCCGACAGCAATTTAATCGGTAATGTAATGTATCAGTTACAGATTACCGCAGATTACAAAATCGAAAGTGAGGAATTTTAATTATGGCAACAACACCCGATATCGGTAAACTTAAAAGAAGCTACCTAATGCACTTTATTGACGCAAGTTTTGGTGGCGAAACCCCTAAGTGGTTTTTGATTGGTCGTGACATCGAGGATATGTCCGTTGAACTCAACCCCGACACAGAAACAGTCAAGAACATTCTTGATGAAACCGTTGTAAACGATAACGGCTATGAACCGTCAATTGACGCAGACACTTATTACGCAAACACAGGCGATGCAATCTACGAAAAGATTAAGGATATTGCAATGAACCGCCTTACAGGTGATGACTGCAAGACTGCAATTCTTGAAGTCCTTGTTGATAAGAAGACAGGTCCGTATGACGCTTGGACTGAAACCTGTATCGTAAAGCCACAGTCCTACGGCGGTGCTCAGGGCGGTGTGAACATTCCGTTCAACATCGCATTTAACGGCGACAGACAGCAGGGTACGGCTACAATTGAGAAGAAAGTGCCGACCTTTACCGCAACGGTTTAATCTTCGGGGAGGGATTGATTTATGCAGAAACTTGTTTTTGACAGAGGTTACAAAGAATATCAGATTGGCGATGACGAAAACGCAGTAATCCGTATCAATACCGCGGATGTGGGCATTCTTGCAAGGCTCAACGAGGCAGTCAAGAATATTGAGCAGATTCAGAAGAAGTATGAAAACGCTGAAAAAGCTGAAAACACAGACGCAATTCAGCTTATCACCGAGTGCGACAAGGACATCAGAGAACAGATTAACTACATTTTCGGTTCGGATGTCTGCACGGTTGCCTTTGGTGAAATTAACTGTCTTTCACTTGCGGGCGGTAAGCCGATTTTTGAAAACTTCCTTGAAGTGCTTATTCCTGTTATACAGGCTGATTTTGAATCGGCACAGAAAATTTCCGATGAGAAAGTCGGCAAATACACTTCACAGGTGAAAAAGTGATTGAATTACTGCCGAAAAGCCTTGAGGTTGACGGCAGAAACTACGAAATTAATTCCGACTTCCGTGTTGCTCTGCTGATTTTCAAAGCCTATGCAGACGATGATCTGAACGATTTTGAAAAATGCCGAGTGTGTGTCGAGTGCCTTTACAAGGAAATTCCCGAAAATTACCAAAAGGCACTTGACAGGGCAACTTGGTATCTTGACGGCGGAGATATTCCGCAGGGCAAACAGCTCCCCGTTCGCGTGCTTGATTGGGAACAGGACGGACATATAATCTTCCCTGCTCTCAATAAGGTTGCAGGAGCGGAAACACGCACAGTCGATTATATGCACTGGTGGACTTTTCTCGGCTTGTTCAATGAAGTGGGCGACGGCTTGTTTACACAGGTGATTTCAATACGCACAAAAAAGGCAAAGCATAAGAAGCTCGACAAAGCCGAACGGGATTTTTACAGCGAACATAAAGAACTTATCGACCTAAAGCCCAAACTCACAGCAGAAGATAAAGAGGAACTTGACTTCATAAATTCGCTCGTGTAGTGTAGTATCTTATCACATATTGTTGACATTCTCTAAATGTTAGTGTATGATTAAATAAAAACTATATTGTTTTAACATTTAGGAGGATAAATGATGAAAAAGCTCATAGCGTTAGCATTAACCGCAGTTTTTGCAGTATCGCTTGTTGGCTGCGGTACAACAGCGGAAAGCAGTTCAAACACCGATATAAAGGCTGAAACCACTGAACCTGTGACGACAGAAATTCCCACAACGGTGCAGGAAACAACAAAGGCAGAGTACGATTTAGCTATCGAAAACACCTTAAAAGATATTAAATACTGTACTCCGTCACAGTTTGAAACAAAAGGTACAAGCGGATTGATTTTTAATCACAAAAGTCCAGAAAATGATAATCTTCTTGTAAGTTATACGGAATTGAGTGACGATATTCTTTTATACACCGAATCGCAGGCTAATGAACTTTTAGATAGTATTGTGGAGGGAATGAAAGGTGATAGGGACTTTGAATTATCCAGCAAAAAATATTTAGAAATAGCATCGTGTTATGGAATAGAATTTTCGTATAAAATGGAAGGTGTATATGCACACACTTATGCTTTTTTATGGAATGACGGTGCATACAATTTTTCTTATTCCTCAACCGAGCCTATTTCAGAGGAAGATGAAAATCTGCTGTCGGCAATAATTGATTCAATAGTATTACAATAACAAAAAAAGCCACTCCAAACGGGGTGGCTGTTCTTTTGCAAAAATTTATTAGCGTACATCATAACGGTGTGCGCTGTTTTTATGCCCATTTTTAAATGAAAGGATGTGAAAATTTGGCGGTTGACGGTTATCTGAATTTTGACACGAAACTTGATACATCGGGTTTTAACGGCGGTTTGGCACAGGTTAATACTACTGTTACCAAATCAATCGAAAGGGTAAAAAAACAGCTTAAGACCTTTGCAAAGACTGCCGCTGTTGCTTTCAGCACTTATGCAATTACAAATTTCGGCAAAGAGTGCATTGAGCTTGGTTCTGACCTTGCGGAGGTGCAGAATGTTGTTGATGTTACTTTTCCGGCAATGACCAAACAGGTTGACAAGTGGGCAAAAAGTGCAGCTAATTCTTTTGGTTTGTCCGAAACAATGGCAAAGCGGTATGTCGGTACTTTCGGCTCAATGGCTGAGGCTTTCGGTTTTACAGAGAAAGAAGCCTATGATATGTCAACCACGCTGACAGGACTTGCAGGCGATGTTGCTTCATTCTACAACATCAGACAGGACGAAGCCTATACAAAACTTAAATCAGTATTTTCGGGCGAAACCGAAACTTTAAAAGATTTAGGCATCGTAATGACACAGACTGCGCTTGACAGCTATGCCCTTGCAAACGGTTACGGTAAGACCACAGCTAAAATGACCGAAGCCGAAAAAGTAACATTGCGTTACAAGTTTGTTCAAGACCAGCTCGCCAATGCGACGGGTGACTTTGCCCGAACGCAGGACAGTTGGGCGAATCAGACAAGAATTTTACAGCTCCGACTTGACAGCCTGAAAGCTACACTCGGTCAAGGTCTTATCAATGTGTTTTCTCCGCTGTTAAAAAATCTTAATTCCTTTATCGAAAAATTAGATGTTGCAACGGAAAAATTCAAAAGCTTTACGGAACAGGTTTTCGGCTATTCATCTGCAACCGACAATTCCGCAAATTCCGCAAGCTCTGAAATGACAGACCTCACCGATGAAACAAAGAGTGCAAACTCTGCACTTGCCACAACATCGAAAAAGACAAAGGAAATTAAAGACAATCTTCAAGGATTTGACAGGCTCAATGTGATGAGCCTTGAAAACAGTTCATCAGATGACAGCACAGCAGTAAACAGCCCCACAAAGAAATCCTCTAAAGCCGCAGTTAACGCACTTGATACTGCCGCAACAGCGATTGAAAAGCGTACAAACAAGGTTTTTGACAGCATTAAAAGAGCCTTGAATAATCTGAAAAATGCTTTTGTTTCAATCGGTGAATCGTGGAAGAGAGTGTGGAAAAACGGCACAGGCGAAAAGATTATCGGAAACATCAAACAGCTTTTGAAAAATGTTTTTGATATCATCGGTGATATTTCGGGAGCGTTTACAAAGGCTTGGAATAAGGCAAGACTTGGTGACGAGGTTGTGCAATCCATTATCGACAAATGGAACAGCTTGCTTGAACTTGTAAATACGATTGCAGAGGATTTTCGCAAAGTTTGGAATAACGGCACCGGTGAGAGAATTTGGACTAATATTCTGAATATCATCAAAAACTGCAACAACTACACCAAAACTCTGAGGACTAAAATCAAACAGGCTTGGGACAAAAATGAATCGGGTAAAAAGATTTGGGAAGCAATCCTTGGCATTGTTGAAGATATCACAGGCTTTTTGAGCGATATGTCAGAAATTCGTCTTGAATGGCTTGAAAGTCTTGATTTGTCACCGCTTGTATCAGCTGTTGCCAACCTCGGACAGGCATTCAGAGATTTGCTCAAAGCCTGCGGAGATAAGCTGAAACAGGCATACAAGAATATTCTTCTCCCACTTGCAAAATGGACAATTGAAGAAGCAGTTCCGAAACTTGTAGAAGCCCTTGCAGGAGCGTTTAAACTGTTAAGCAAAATAGTTAAATCTATTAGTGACAAAACCTTGTACGCTATCGCAGGCGGCATTACTGCAGTCGGTACAGCTGTTGTTGTTTTCAAGGCAGGACAAGCGATTGCAAGCGGAATTGACAAAGTCAAAAATGCTATAAAGTTATTTTTGACAACTGTTTCTGCAAATCCAATCTTAGCCGTTGCCGGTGCCATCACCGGACTTGTGACTGCAGTTACTGTATATAATCAGCTTGTTTGGAGTAATTCCGAAGCTAAAAAATTTGCTGATGAAATTGACGGTATAAAATCAAGGCTTGATACAACTACGCAAGGTATTGAGGATAATTTGTCAGACACTCTTGAACGAATGGACAGCTTGTATGCAGACAATACACTTGTTGACAGTTACCAACAGAAACTTGATGAACTGTTACAGAAAGCTACGCTTAGTCCAGAAGAGCAGGCACAGCTTGAAACCATTGTTACATATTTTAAAAACAATGTTGACGGTTTCAGCGATGTGTGGAATCAGTATGTTACTGTCAGTGCTGACGGCAAAGTACACTTAAATGGTGATTTAGCCGAGGTGCAAAAGGTTATTGACAGTACAATTGATAAATATCAACAACTTGCAAATAGTGCCGCATTAGCTGAATTATCTTCTGAAAATAGCAAAGAGCGAATTCTTGCGTCAAAGAAATACAGCAGTGCAAAATCAGATTATAACAACAAGAAAAAAGACCTTGAAAACGAACAGAAAAAACTGAAAAAGTGGCTTGAGAAAAACGGCAAAAGTATGCAGGCTCTTGAAAATTACTATTTTGGTGGCGGTGCTAAAAACGACGCTTTATGGAGAGAGGGCATTGAATACTTCGAGAATATTCAGAGCAAAACAAAATCTCTTGACGGTGCAACAAGTTCGGTAAATAAAGCTGTTGCCGCTATGAACAAACTGACTATGACGGGTGATGACCTTACAGATGTACAAAAGGTTGTTAATGGAAACTATTCAGACGCCGCCGCTGTTCTTATGGCTTACAATGCAGGTCTTATCAGTACAACGGATGTTCAAAATTCGCAGTGGAAATCTTTGAACAATTTGCAAAAAGCTGCAAAAGATACAGGTAAAAACACGGTTCTCGGTCTTGTTGAGGGTACAGACGCATACAAAGGCGCGCTTGTCAAAAACAGCAACGGTCTTGCTTCTCTTGTCCTTTCAGAATATGACACTACAATGGGAATTCATTCCCCGTCAACAGAAATGTATGAAAGAGGCGGTTACACGGTTCAAGGTCTTGCAAACGGTATCAGCGACAGAATATACGCTTTGAGAAGTCCGCTTGCAAGAATGCTTAGCTTTATTTCAACGCACATCAATCCGATTTCAAGCGTTTTCTCAAATGCTTTTGAGGGTATCAAGAGTGCTGTAAAAAAGCCTATGAACGGATTTTTAGGTGTTGTTCAGAACTTCTTAAACAACTTTATAGATCCGTTCAACAGTCTCGGCAGTGCTATTTCAGGCGGAATGAGTACAGCGGCAAAGATTGCTTATGAAGCGTTAGGAAGTGTAAACGGCAATGTCGGACTGCCTAACATTACGGTTCCCCGACTTGCCACAGGTACGGTTGTTCCGGCAAATTACGGTGAATTTCTTGCCGTACTCGGTGATAACAAGCGTGAGGCTGAGGTTGTTTCGCCAATTTCAACTATCAAACAGGCACTTATTGAGGCTATGGCAGAGATAGGCTCAACAGGTGACAGTGGTGACATTAACCTTACTGTAAATCTTGACGGCGAAGTGATTTTTAACAACATTGTAAAACGCAACAACGCAGTCAAAAAGCGTCACGGTGTCGGTGCGTTAGGTTAGGGGATGATGACATGGCAAATTTTAAAGGCTATTTAATAAGGTTTCCTAAGAGCGGTAAGCTGTTTCCGCACGAGCTTATTGCAAAGGATAACTACAACGGCACTCCACTCCAGAGAACCGAAATCAAGGCATACCGTGACAGCAACAATCTTCTGCACCGAACAACTTCGCCAAATTACAAGTCGAAAATTGAGTTTACAACCGTTGATAAACTCACCCTTGCACAAATGCAGTCGATTAGAAGTGCTTTGAATAGTTCGTGGGACAACTCTCAACAGCGTAAAATCCGTGTCGAGTATTGGGACGATGAACTTCTTGCATATCGCACAATGACCGCCTATATGCCCGACATCACCTATCAGGTCAAGAAAATCACCAAAAACAACATCATATACAATGCCGTGACTTTCACTTTTATTGAGTATTAAGGGGGTGACAGATTGCTATCCGTTTCAAGTACGCATAAGCAGAAAATTATTAACGAGCTGATTTCAAACAAGCTCGAAATCTTTTCATCTGACAGCAAGTTTGATGTCATCACCGAAACCAACATTGAAAGCGAAAGTATGAGCCTTAAACAGTCGATTTGTGACGAAAACAAATTAAAGTTCGGCGGTTGTATTGCTTCCGAATTTAAAATCGGACTGCTGAACACCGTTGACAGAACCTTTGATGTTTCAAAACTTGTCGGTTGTTGGATTTTAGTTAAGCTGACACAAACTTTTCCGTCAGGCTCTCCGATACTGCCGAGTAGTTCATTATATCCAAGCGACAAACTCTATCCGGGCGAAGCCGTGACAACAAAGTCGTGGTGCATTTTTAACGGTATGATTGATAAAGCCGAGGTCAATAAAACGGATCAGAACAAAATCAGCATAACCGCCTATGATGTGATTTCACAGCTTTATGAAACCGACTGTACAAACGCTCTGCAAAAGCTCTGGAATAACAATTCTAACAGCACTTCGGTCTATGCACTGTTGGCAATGGTTTCTGAAAAATTTACTAACCTATGCGGTCTACCTGACGCCCATTTTTTATCCGACAGTTTACTTAACGAGGTTATCAACAAGGCTGAGAATCTGACTGTTAAGAATATGAAAATTTTTAACAAAGTATGGCTTAATGATTCCGAAAAGGTTAATTACGGTCAATTGCTTAATTATACAGCGGAAATGCTCGGTGTGTTTGCTTTTGTTAATCCCGATAACCGAAAAGGCGGTAACATTGTTTTTGTCAACCTTGAAACCGATACAACAAAAGCAGAAAAATATGACTTTTACGAGGCATTCAATGCTGATGAAAAGTCAAGCGGTACATACGGGACTGTTGACTTTGCAATCGGAGGTGCTACACGAACCGCAAAGGTGCGTAGCTACAAGTTTTTAGGCGGTAAAACCTATGATATGTCAAATAACATTCTTGTATGGCAGGAAAACGATAACGCAGGCGGTGCGTGGATACATAAGTTTGAAAATTTGTTTTCAGGAGATACGGGCAAGCGAATACACCATAAAATTTATAAGCCTATCGAGGCAACCCTTGACGGCAGACTGTGGGTTGAACCGGGCGATATGATACAGATTAAATATTATGTAACCGACGCTGACGGCAACTATGCCTATAACGCTGACGGCACTCCGCAAACCGCAACCGTGACATCATATGTGTTATCGAGAGAGCTTACGGGCATACAGGCACTCACAGACAAAATCACAGCGAAAGGAGAATAGAAATTGAACAAATACACACGAATGAACTGGGAAAACACTCCCTCAACAGCAACTCCGCTGACTGCCGATAACCTCAACCATATGGACGAGGGGATTGAACAGGCAACAGACGGAGCAATTGCACTTGAATCCGAAATAACCACAGCAAGAGGTGATTCTGCCGACCTGAACACACGCTTTACCGCTGATGAAGCAAGCCTTGAAGCCGTGAAGTCTGAAATAACCACAGCAAGAGGCGGTCAAAATTCGCTTGGAGCAAGGCTTGATAAAACAGACAAGAGTATTGCCCGAAAGCTCGATTCAATGCCGTTCGACAGCGAACCAAAAAATAACAGCCCGTGTTATCTCACAAGCGGTACGGTTTACAATGCTCTGCTTGTTAAAGCCGATAAAACCGCCTTGGCGACTAAATACGATTCGTCAAATATCGAAAGCGGAACATCAACGCTTACACCATACTCAACCGTTGCAGATAAAATCAAAAGTGCAAACTGTACATATAAGACGATTGGTGACATCGTAATCGTCAGTGCAACGGTCAAAATGAACGCAGTATCTCTTGGCGGCAATAGCATGTGTCCGCTGATTGATTTGCCGTACAAATGTATTTCCGAGGACAATGTTTTTTGTGTCGGTATTTCAAACCTTGGCAAGCTCTTTAAATTTGCCATTCCGAAAAATAACACTTGGCTACAGTTTTCGACTCAGGATAAGACCGCATATACATTCGCAGACGGCGAGCAAATTAATGTGATTTGCTTGTACAAAATTAAATAACGGAGGTAAAAATAATGGAACTTAAAGAAAAAATCACACTTGATATGCTCACAAAGGACAGCGTGTCGGTACTCAGACAGCAGTTTTTGACCTTTAACGGTGAAGAAATGCAGGTTGGCGGAAACATCCGCAATGCATATATGAACAGCAAATCAGGCAGAGAACAGCTCAAAACGGTGTTGTCTGATGAATACTATAACGCTGTCATGGCAGTTTGGGGCGACAATCCAACCGTTGATGAGCCGATAGAAAGCGAGATTGAAGTAAAATGACACCCGAAGTAATTGTATCGGTTATATCACTGTTTGGTACTTTAGTTGGCACACTTGGTGGCATTTGTGTAAGCAACCGAATATCAAACTATCGAATCGAACAGCTCGAAAAGAAAGTTGAAAAACATAACAACCTCATCGAGCGTACATATGCGATTGAACAGCACAATGCGGTTGTGGACGAAGAAATTAAGGTCGCAAATCACAGAATTGAAGACCTTGAAAAAATCAGCGAAAGGAAAGATTGAAAATGAAAAAGATTTTTACTAAAGAATGGGCAAAAGCAACAGCCGTCAGAGCTATTAAAACGGTCGCACAGACAGCTATTGCAACAATCGGTGTATCTGCCGTGATGACAGATGTAAACTGGGTTGCGGTAGGCTCTGCAAGCCTTTTGGCAGGTGTGTTGTCTGTCCTGACAAGCGTTGCAGGACTGCCCGAAGTATCAGAAAGCGAGGAATAATTATGAAAGTTACTGCTATTGATGTCAGCTATTGTCAAACAGGAGTTGACTACAACAAGGTTAAGAACAGCGGTATTGATGCTGTGATTATCCGTGCAGGATTCGGCAAGGAAACCTATCAGAAAGACTCTGAATTTGAAACGCATTACAGAAACGCTAAGAAAGCAGGTCTTGCAGTCGGTGTATATTGGTACTCTTACGCATACTCTGTTGCAGAGGCAAAGCAGGAGGCTAAGGTATGCCTTGCGTGCATTAAGGGTAAAACACTTGAATTGCCTGTATATTATGACCTCGAGGAGAGCGGTCAGACAAGGCTCGGTATGTCTGCTCTGACAAACATTGCAATTGCTTTTTGTGATGCTATCAAATCGGGCGGTTACCGTGCAGGGGTGTACAGTAATCTCAATTGGCTCAACAATTATCTTGATTATAAAAAGCTCCGCAACAAGTACAGTATTTGGCTTGCTCAGTGGTCGAGTTCTCCAAGCAAGACTTGCGATATTTGGCAGAACGCAGACAACGGCAGAATCAACGGTATCAGCGGTAATGTTGACACCGATGTCATCATTAATAAAAACATTATCAAATCAAAATCAGAGGTGAAGGAAGAAATGATTAAATACGGCTCACATAATACAGCAACACTTGCATTCAAGAAGCAGTTGATTACACTCTACAATATGAAAATTATCAAAACGAAAGTTGACAATTCAAACGGTTTTGGTGACGGTACGCTAAAGGCGGTCAAAGAGGCACAGAAAGCAGGTAATATCACAGCTAATGGTGTTGTTGATGAAAAGACAGTCAATGTTATCTATCATCTCATAAATGATTGCAATTGGGCTAAAGATAAGAAGATTGCAAATGCAAAAAAAGCACTCGGCTGATGTTAAATATTTCGCACCGTTGCAAATTTTATGTGGCGGTGCGAATATCATAAATGAAGAATTGGGGTGACTAAAACGGTAAATTTATCGGCATTGAACTTGACGAAAAGTATTACAAAATTGCTGAGGAAAGAATAAATTCAGCGATTAAACAAACTACATAACAAAACACATAATTGCAAAAAAATCCCCCTCACTTATCTTTAATGACAGTGTGAGGGAAATTTGTTATTATTTATTATTATTTTCTTCTGCAATCCTTCCAAGTTCACGGATTACAAGTTTTTCAACGTATGCGGGAGGCTTCCTGATGCCAGCTTCCCAATTTTCAATAGTTCTTTTAGGAATTTCAAAAACTTCGCTCATTCTCTGTTGAGTTAGTCCGGCGCTGAGCCTTGCTTCTCTAATCGTCAACTTTATCAACCCCTTTCATAAAACCGTCAATCCAAATGACCTTGCCGGTCTGATATCGGCGGAAGTGCCCTCTAACCTGAAACACACCTTCGGGGCTTCTGTGACGACCAACCGAGGCAGCATATAATTGATTCTGAAAAGGTCTGAATACAATTGTTTTGTTGCCTTTTTGATTTTTCCCGACTGCTGAAAATTCTCGCTTATCTCGGTCAAGAAAATTCCCATACCACAGAAAAGCGTTTGTGTGAACATACGAAGTTATCAAAATCATCATCACATTAAGCTGTTCTTGGCTCATTTCAGTTTCTTCTGCAATTTTATAATGAATTTGAAAATCGTTCGCACCTTCGGGAGTAGGGAAGAACTCGCCTTTAGCGAACAGTTTTTTGTTGATTTTCAGAGAGAATTTTCTTTCAAGTCCTTTCGATTCGACATATAGCGCGTATTCAGGATTATCTTTTTTGCGTATTTCACATTTTTGGAAAAACGGTTCAGCTAAGGAACATTTCAATCTGTCTTTGTCAGCCCATTCTCTAAGATAAGAGTAGGCTGATTTTTCAATGTATATGGTGTTCAAGAGATGATTTCAGCTCCTTTTTTGACTAATAATAAATAATATTTGCAATTTTTCTTTTAATCGTGAATTTCGACGTGTTCAAGACTTCGTAACCGTCTTCAATGACATTGAATCCTTCTTCAAAGTCATCAATGACATTGTTCAATTCGTTTTCTGTGCGGTAGTCGAGTTTTGAGAAGTCATTAACGAGTTCGCCGTCAACGAAAATCTGTCTTGGTTCTTCCACGAGAACCTCATATTCTCCGATGAACTCACCGTTGTTATTTCTTATGTTTCTTGTAATTTTGTTTGCGTTTGTCATTTTTATTTCTCCTTTTTATTTTTAATTTAAACAGATTAAACAAAATCTGACCAATAGTTTTTGAAATATAACACAGCCAAATCATAATCATCTGTGTAAATTACTCGGTTATCGCCGTGTTCCGCCGGGTCTTCTTCAACAAGAACAGACTTCGGAACCCACATTGTTTTTCTTAAATAAACTCCTACATTGAGCATTGCATATACAGCTTTATCCGTTTCTTTTAAAATTGCGAAAACATCACACATATCAATTTTTCTGCTGAGGTCTTTCGCAATCTTTTCTGCAAACCAATCTTTCACTGTTAAAAACTTATCGCCTGTTCTTGTCATTTGTGATATCCCCTTCCTTTATCTTGATTATATTATACCACTCAATGGGTGATATGTCAAGCGCTTTTTAAAAATATTTTTAGAAAAAGTAAATATTTTTTTAATCGCTTCAATTACTACAGATTTACTACAGACACAGTTTGAAAAGTCCGAAAGTGCCGATAAACACTGACTTTTTCAAAACAAACCGCATGACTGTTAATCATGATGTCACTGGTTCGAGCCCAGTTGGGGGAGCCAAAAGAGGCTCATAGTTTTTCTATGAGCCTCAATTTCTTATATACAAAATTTATTTCCGGTAGAAGTGATAATTGTTTTATCGGAAAGGAAAAGATATGGAGTTCGAAAATATGACAGACAAACAATTTGATGTTCTTATGAACTCAATTATCCAAATAGTAAAGGATTCTGAAACTAAAGATGAAGCTGTTGAAAAGCTACAAAATTTAGTTAAAGGTAAAGAAAACTGATTACTTTCGCTAATCTGCTTAATTTAATATTATCAAATATATGAGTCAATCATTATGTTTCTTATTTTAGAGATATAGTAATTGGCTCTTTTTTTATTTGGCTATCGTTTTAATTTTTTTGGCTCAATGTCAATAGTTGGGGTAGCATTAAAACAGAATAATTGAAATTGACAAG